CTCAAAGCCGATCCTGTCGTTGTCCGCACCGTCCTTTTGCTTGCTGATGGTGACGATTCCTTTCATGCTGTCTTCGAATCTGAGCAGCTCCAGCTCGGTGTCCACTGCCCCGAGTAGGCTGGAGTGGCCGCGCAGTCCTTTGGTGGCATCCTTTCCACTGTGGTGCAAGATCATCAGCCCACAGTCCTGCACGATCTGCTGAATGCGTCCACAGGCTGTGATAAACGCTCCCATGTCTTCGCTGGAGTTCTCGTTGCCACCGCCAAAGGCTCTGGCCAGCGTGTCTATGACGATCTGCTTGAATTCGATACCCGACTGCTGCACCAGTACCTCGATGGCCAGCACCAGCGCGTTGAAGTCTTCGATGCTGGAGCGTAAATTCAACTGATGGCGCACTACATAGATCGGTGCGCCACTCTCTGTTTGGTGGTGAATCTTGAGCGCCTTAATCCGCGCACCGATACCGCCAAAGCCCTCGCCTGCGATGTACAGCACCGCACCTGCCTCGTTGACCTCTCTGCCCATCCATGCTGTGCCGGTCGCAATGGCGTGTGCAATGTCCAAGGCAATGAACGACTTGAATGAGCCTGGTGGACCGTAGAGTGCGCTGAACGCGCCAACAGGCAACACGCCATCAATCAACCACTTCACCGGCTCATCTTGGATACTGTCCCAATGCTCGATCTGTATTTGCTTTGACGGTTTTGGTGGCGCTGGTGGCTCTGCCGCAAACTCATGTTCAATTTCTAGCGTTTTCTTTACATGATCAAGCTCATGTGTATGCTTTTCCTCGTTTTGTGTACTTGATTGCAAAATCGGATTCAATCGTTCGGGCATCGTTACCTGATCCAGCGTTGTGATGATTGGCGCGGCCTTGACCAACGCCACCAGCTCGGCTCTACCGCCACCCGCCTCGATGAATTCAAAGGCATCGTCACCTTGCCCTTGCAGACCGAGGTCAACTACCTTCAGTGACTTGACGATGGGCAGTATTGCCTCGGCAGCCTTGTACGCATAACCCCAACCCGCCACATCGTTGTCCGGCACGATGATGACTTGCGCTCCGGCAAAGTATTCGGTGATGGCGGCAGGCCATGATCCTGCGCCAGTGTGCGCGGTGGTGGCGATCATGCCAATTGACTTGATCGCGTCCGCTGCCTTCTCGCCCTCTACCAAGAAGACATTGCGCCCCGCTGTCTTCGCGTCCAAGAGTGCCGGCAAGTTGTAGGGCACGATGCGAGCATCTCCAAGCGTTGTGGAGCGTCTGCCATCACTATCAACTTTGTAGAGTCTATAAGTCTTTCCAGACTCCCCTATCTTGTACCGCTGCTTGACGAACACTGTCTGACGGTCCTCATCCTGATACGCCCACTCCTGTTCCAGTATGTTGCGCGGAATGGGTCTGATGTTGGCTAAGGGATCAGGCTTGTCCAAGAGTTCGGGGAGCAAGTTCAATGCTCTGATGGTGTGGAAGACATCCTCTTGGCTGCACCCACCGTGGCAATGGAAGAGAGGCTTGCCCTCGTCATTGATGTCGATGCTGAGACTTGGATTCTTGTCGCCGTTGCCTTTGCCGTGACTCGGTACAGGGCAACTAGCCACCCATTGACCGTTGGCTTTCTTCGCGTTGCCCAGCGTCTTGGCTATTTGTTCTGCTTGCATATTGCCTCTACTTGTTCTATGCGTTGCCCGATCCATGCCATCACAGGCACTGCCATGCTGTTGCCCAAGGCTTTGTACCTTGGACCATCAGGCGTTGGTTTGCCCTTTGATTTGATGTCGGTGTAGTTGTCGGGGAAGCCCTGCAATCTCTCGCATTCGACTGGGGTGAGTCTTCTGACGGCCATGGCTTGCATAACGCATTGCGGCTGACCACCGCCAGTTGGGGATTGCTTTGTCAGCGTCAGCGCCTGATCATGGTTGTACTTTGGCGTTTGCTCTGTGGTGAATGCCATGGGTTGCGTTGTCACCGGCACATTTCCACCGCCAGTTCCCCATTTGCTTGTGACGGTGCTGCAAGTCTCGCCAAGGTCACGCACTCTGCTGTCCTGTCCATGCATCTCATAGACTGGTTGCGCTACATAAGTTGTGCTTTCATGCTTATCAGCGCGAGATGCGCCTGACCGCAAGCAATGACCGACATCAGGTTTTTCTGATACGCCAAACGGTATAGGTTGCGCCACACCATGCACACCTGTGGCGTTGAGCGTGTACATCGGGCCGCCATCAGTAAACCCATCACCGTTGCCGCCGTTTTGCGGTTGCCGTCCAATGGTGTTTTCAGCAAGGGCAATGGGTTGCGCTGGCACAAACATCGGGCAATCATTGTTGATGTGCTGATTCTCTAATCCTTGTTTAGAGCCAAAAGATGCATTCAGCGTGCTACTTATTTCGGCTGGCCAAGCCTTGGTAACAGGAATCATTTTGGCAGAGTTCTTATTCATGCCATCTGTACCTGCATCTTTGTAATCCCTTGCCGACAATGGGCCAGTTAACTCTACTCCACAATCGAAACTGCTTTTAATGCTTGTTCCAACGCTGGCGGCAACACTTTGCCTCTTTTCTCTGCTCGGCGCAGGATGCCCTTGCAAGCTGTGGCGCTCAAAAAGAACCGCTGCGGCAACTCGCCAGTCTCCAAGGTATCCGACAACGAACACACGGCGGCGGCGCTGTGCCACTCCAAAGTATTGAGCGTCAAGAACGCGGTATGCGAACCCATACCCGAGTTCTCCCAGCGCCCCGAGGAAGACTCCAAAATCTTTTCCTCCGTTAGATGACAAGACACCAGGGACATTCTCCCAGACCAACCATCTGGGCCGATATTGGTCAGCAATGGCAAGATAGGTAAGCATGAGGTTGCCACGCGGGTCATCCAATCCTTTTCTGAGTCCTGCGACTGAGAAAGACTGACAGGGTGTTCCTCCGACAAGAAGATCGACATTTGTTCCAAGATTCCACTCCTTAAATTTCGTCATATCGCCAAGGTTTGGCGTTTGTGGGTAATGGTGCGCCAGCACTTCAGAGGGAAATCTTTCGATCTCCGAATACGCCACTGCCTCCCATCCAAGGGGATGCCATGCTACGGTTGCCGCCTCAATACCACTGCAAAGTGAGAGATATTTCATGTTGTATTTTTTAGAGGAAAAAAAACCGCTGGGGTTAGCCAGCGGTGCTTCAAAGCAATCAGTTAGAACATCTCGTCATCAGCCACTGCTGCGGCCATCGCTGACTTCTGCGGCGCTGGCGCTGCAACTGGTGCAGGTGCAACAGCCGGTGCACTGAATGGCGCTGAGTGATCAGCACCTTCAGAGTCCATGCCAGCAGGACGCTCAATCCACGACACGATGTTGAACGCTGGAATTCGCGTTGTGCCCTTACCGATCTTCTCCAACTTCGATCCTGTGTACTCCAGCACTGGCAATTTGCCAGCATTGGCGGCTTGCTGTGCGGCGCAAGCAGTGTAAAGTTGCTCAAGCCCCATGTTCGGACCAACGCCATTCGATGACCATTCCACAGTTCCCAGCTCCTTGTTGTAGAACTTGACGATGAATCCGCGCTTGTGGTCTGGTGTTGGCTGTGCGCCTTTGCGTCCAAGCGTGGCATCGGCTTGCCAATCGCGCAATCCGACACCGAGTGCCAGCCAACCTGTTTGCACATCAGTGATGTCGAATACCACCTTCTTGAGTTGGATTTCCTCGCCAAGGTTGTTTGTCCAAGCATTGGCTTGTGGTGAGAAGCGGATGTAGTTTCCAGAGCCGCCAGCAGATGAGAGGTTTAGCATTTTGCGTTTCGCTTTCTTAAAGTTTCAGGGTTTGCATTATTGACTCAACGAACGATCTCTCGCAAGCGTGAGTCCACTTGATACCTTGACCGACAACTCGTCCAAGATAACTCTTTGTTCCTTTGGTAACAGTTTCTCTGCTGCCGCTGGAGTAATTAGGTTTGTTTCAAAAATCTGTGTTCGGGTAAGTCCTAGCTCGGCCAGCTTGTCGGCTGCCTTGTCACCGTCAACCCATTTGCGCGTTGGACGCTTCGGCGCCAACTGCCAGCCTTGCAGCACCATGCCATCCTTTTCCATGGCCTGCATTGCATAGTCTTCAACTGCCTTGATGAATTTCTCAACCATCGGTGCTTTGTCCAGAATGGCGCTGATCTGATCCGGAGTGAGTGTCTTCATCACCTCCGCGATCTCATCTTTGTTCATCGCGGTGATATCTGTCTGTGTGGCCACGACATCAAATTGCTGTTTCTGCTTTGGGCAAATGGTCTTCGCGTCACACCACTGACAGGCTGATTCGGACATATACAGTGGTGGATCATCGAGCTGTGTGGCGATCATTGCAGGCCGCAAGACTTTCTCTTCCCACTCCCACAACTCGGCTGCTGGCATCACAAGAGTGCGCGGCTCGCCTGAGTGCGGTTGCACAATCGTGAGATGGAATTCTTTGATCCAATCGCGCCCCATGCCCTGCGTGTAGGCAAGCGCGTAAATCTTGAGCTGTGTCGAATCCTCTGAAACATAACCCTTGCCAGTCTTGAGATCAGTGACATAGACCTTGCCACTCTTCATGGAGTAACCCACGACATCAGCAGTGCCACCCACTTGGATGTATTCAGCAGACTGATACTTGACTGGGTGCTCGACATTCATGCGCTCTGTCAAGCCTTCAATATTCCAAATCTCGGTGAGGTAGTCGAGTGCCATCTGACAATCGTCAGCGTCCAAGATCACGCCTTCAATCTCCTCGCCAATGAATTTCATGGGATCGGTGTCCAACTGATAGCAAGTCTCGGCCA